GATATCGGTGATGATATCAAAAACATATCGGCTCTGATTAGAAGTGGCGATGCAGACATTGCAAAGGATGTGGCTGAGAGTGCGCGGCGCAAAGCTGAATTAGTTATTGGTATGGGCGGCACACTGCAGCAGCAGAAAGCTTTAATCCGCTCTATCGATACTGTTGTATATGGCGAAGCTGCTACAGCTACTGCTAATGCTATGATTAATGAGGGTCTTTATGAATTGCTTGACCCAATGGCTGAAGCTTTTGAGGGCGGTCAAGTTCTTCGTGCTGATATGGAAATTGAAGTTAATGGCGAGAAGACAACGCTTGGTGCTGCCTTTAATGCTAGGGGCATATCAGATGAGGCTCTTGCTAACATTGAAGATATAGAAGTGCGCGGCGCTGTTGCTGCTGCTATCCGCACCAGAGCAAACCAATACACTCAAGACAGATCAGCTGACGCTAAGATGGTTGCCATGATGTCTGAGGTAAACAATCAGCTGACTGGCAATGGCCTCGGTGGTACTGGCAGTAAAAACGAAGACCTTATGCAAGACTACTTTACTTCTAAAGGTCTTGATATGGCGAACATCACAAGTGCAGAAGCTGCTGCTATGGCGCAAGACCCAAACTCAGAGCTTGGCAAGTTCTTGCGCAATGGTCAGGTGTTTCCTACTGGTATCAAACGTCAGCTTGTAAATGCTTATACTGCTGGTGCTTTACCTAAAACATCTGACGAGCTTCGCAACTTGCTTACTCTGTGGGGTACCGGGTCTATGGGTATAACGCCTCAAGGCCCAGTTGTAAGAGACAAGATTAATAATTCAGATGCTAATGCATTCTGGGCTAACGTAAGTAACTACGCTCAGACTTATGGAATGGAAGCTGCTACAGAATACGCAACATCTATGACAGAAGCTTCTACTATACGCGCTGACCTTGAGGGGCAAGCGCGTAACAAGCTTGGCAATCCAAACAAAGATGCTTACGCACAGATTAGGCAAAGATGGATTGATGATGGTTGGATAGAAGGCACAAATCCACGCGCAATGTCTCGTTTGAAAACGATTGCTATTCGCGCCTATGCTTCACTGCCAATCGATGAAGCTGATGATTATGTGAACACTGCATATGAAACATTATTTGCGCCAACAGATTACATCATAACCCCTGCTATTATGGGGGCTGCGAGACAGGATCGTTCTGAGTTTGCGCCAGAGCGTTTCTATCCTGATGACATGATGTCTACCTTTACCCAGCATGTGAACAAGAAGCTGTCAAAGGCTAGTGGTTTTTATGAGCTTGGTGAGACTGCGTTCTTGTATCCATCACCAGACTCAACCAACTCATCTGTTACATGGCAGGTGCTGGATCGCCAAGGCAAGCCAATCTTAAATTCAAATGGCTCAATCCTTATTAGATCGCAAGAGTTAAATCAGAACAACACTATGGCAAAGAAGTTTGCTGATGCTGTGGCTCAGAAGATTGAGGATGCTCAAGCTATCCGTAACAGAGCCATGACATATGGCAACAACTTAGCTGAGACAAAAGGCAAGGGCCTTAACATTGGTTCTGGATTAGTCGATTCACTGCTTGGTAGACAATAATGCCAGTTAAATTAGAGAACAGCTACACGCCGCCACTTGATACAGGTGAATTAGACGGGCCTTTATCGACACCTTCTTTTGGTGAAGCGTTCCGCGCTACCTTTGCTTATCAATACCAGCCGTTGATTGATCAGGTTGAGGAGATGTCTCTCTTTAACAATCGATCATACGACCCAGAGTTTGATCCGTTTGCACAAGCTGGTGGTTATGAGCAGTACCTCGATGAGATAGCTGTTGCTAAAGATCAAGAGCATCTTGATTACATCAAACGCAATATCGATGAGCGTTTGTATGAGAAAGACATACTGAACAGATCAGGCATTAGTGCTGGTACTGTTATCGCTAGTTTAATTGACCCACTTAACATTGCGTTTGCGCTGCCTATCTTTGGGCAACTTGGCTTGCTGGCTAAAGGCGGGATGACTATACGTCAGGCTGCGATGGCTAGTGCAAGGGGCGGCTTTGTTACTGGGGTTGCATCAGAAGCTATTCGTGCGCCATTTGATAAGACGGTGACTGATGTTGAGGTTGCTAATAACCTGTTAGCAACAACAGCATTTGGTGCTGCACTTGGTTCTATTCCTGCTGTGGCACGCGCTGGATACAACTATGCACGCAAAACAAAAGAGATGCGTGACGCAGAGTTTCAAGGGCGTGGTTCTTTGCCTGATAAAATAGATGGCATGCGCGTCACCAGAAAAGAAACACCGAAGAATAGTGATCGCACTAATGCTGTGTCTGCCAAAGGCAAGACAATTAACATTGATGAGGAGTTGTTAGACATTGAGTTTAATAAACGTCCTTGGACACAGCCAGAAGTCGAAGGGGCTACCCCTCTAAGAGAAACAGACTTTCTCACACCCGAACAATGGGGTGAGTTTTCAGTTATAAAAGAGGTAGTCAAATCCCAAAACAAGCGTAAACGCGGTGAGTCACAGGCAGCATACGTTGATAGGACTAATAAGATAGCCCTAGATCGCTCTAGGAGCGGCAGGGAGCTTGAGGAAACGCCTCTGACTAGGACTAATGCATGGCGTATGTTAAGCACCCCTAGCAAGCGAATCCTGGACGATGGCGATAACACGATGAAAGAGTTTGTTCACCGTGTTGTTGGCGTTGATCACATATCAACACAGAACCTAGCCAAAGGTCAGGCATCTACGCAGTCTATTAGCCGCAGATCAAAGACACACATTGGTAGATTCATTGGTCATCGCAACAGAATGATGGAGCATTGGGCGCAAGATCAGCTAGGTCGTTCTCAATCTACTCGCTTGTTTGGATACAACACAGATAACATCGTGGCTAAATGGACTAACGCTAAGACATTTGACGAATGGTACGAAGCTGTCAACGAAGCTCGGCTTGTGCAGCAAGCGGGTCAGTTTAATAAGTATGATTCTACCTTTAGCAAAGACTTCCGTGCAGCAATGCGCGATGTGGATGCGTTCTTTGATGAATACAAACTAGACTTGCAGCATCATAACTTGCTTGCCACGACTGAGGCTTTGCAAACTAAGAGAGCAAGAGCGCGAGTTGACATTGAATACTTTGAGAACATGCAGAAAGACCGTGGCTTAACCAAGGGGCAAGAGCTACGCCTTGATCGGTTGCGTGATCAAGAAGCTTTCTATGATGACTTGATTAAGAACTCAATCACTGAAAACTACACAATGCCGATCTACTACGACAAGGCAAAGCTGAGTAGCGATCCTGCACTGCGTGAGCGTCTTGTTCGTGTGTTTGAAGAATGGATTAGGAACAATCCTATTACGTCTGTCTGGGATGACAAGGCTGGCAAGTTTGTAATGATTGATCCAAAGGAACGGTCTGACCCACGCATTACTGCTGAGAATGCTGTGGCTTCTATTATGGAAGAGGGTGATCCTGTTCTTATTGGTGAGATGAATGCTGTGCCAAAAGGCAAACACCTGCGTCACAGACAGATTAACATACCTGAGTATTTGATCTCTGACTTTATAATCAAAGACAGCCGCATTGCTCGTTCTTATTCTGCGCGTGTTGGTAAGCGCATTGAATGGGCGCGGCAGTATGGCAATCAAACGATTGATGACATCCTCGATGACGCTGAAGTACGCATGCGTGAGAAAGGATTGGATGAAAAGAAGATTGTTTCGCTTCGTGCTGACATGGCGTTTGAGTATGAGCGTGTGATGGGTGAGCATTTGAAAGACCCGTCACGCTTGGATGCGCAGACTGCAAGAGTAATTAAAGAAGCTACTGGTATTGCTTACCTTGATACTGCTGCTTATGCATCTGTGACTGACGCTGGCATGATTGTTATGGAGCGCGGGTTTAATAAAATATATCAGGGGCTGCGCTCTGAGGTTGACCGCAACATGCTGCGCAAGAATGCAAAGCTTATCCCTGCCACTGGTGAGAGGACTGAGCTTGCGCTTGGTGGTGCGCAGCAACGTCTGATTGCTGACAACATTGACGGGCTTGAGCCTACTGCTGTTGAGCGTGTTCTTAATCCTATAACCAGAGCTTACTACAACATACCGATCATCGGTAACGGACTTGGCACTGTTACACATATCTTCAAAACTATTGATGGTTCATATCGTGCCAGTGATTTGATGGAGCATGTAGTCAATATGGCTAACGGCACTATCAAGGAAGCTGATGCACGTTACCTGCTTCGCATGGGTATATCTGAGAGTGACGCTAGAATTATGGCAAAGCTGCCATATGAAAAGGGTGACAATATTCTGCACCCCAACATAGACAAGTGGCCTAACAAAACTAAAGCAGAGCGTGAGCTTGTTCTTAAATGGAACACAGCTATGAATGCTGGCATTGGTAACACCATCTTACATGCCACATCATTTGATAAGCCGCGCGTTATGGATGGTGTGGTTTATGCACGGTATCGCCCATGGATGAACAAGATCGGATTTAGTGAAGCAGATATCGATCAACGTGCTTCAAGCTCAAGCATCAAACTAGTGCGCATTGAGTCACAGGCTATGACGTTTCCGTTCCAGTTTTATAACTTCATGCTTGGCGCAACATCACGCATAACCGCAGGCATGGCAGACCCGATGCGCAGGCATCGTGTATCAGGTGCAGTTGCGCTACTTGGCCTCGGCTACGTTTCATTGCAGTTAAAGAAAGACAGCTGGTGGTTCGATGCACGTTCAGATGAAGAAGTATTTCAGCGGGTAATAGATCAGTCTGGCATCTTTGCCGTATATGCAGACCTAGCTTACACAGCAACACATGCAGCCATAGGCACAGGTATGCTGAGTGCAGACGATTCATTGCTAAAGCCAAAGTATAATCCGACACTCTTCGATGCCATTACAGAGCCGTTAGGCGCTGGCCCCGGAATGATATTCAGCAACCTAAAAGGCGCTATGGATTACATAAACGGCGACACAACAGAAGCTGCAAGAGAGTTCAAATACAATCTGCCAATACTTCCAATAATGGCAATGGCAGCAGACTTCTTCAGTGACGATTAATGTGCGTGGAGCAATGCATTAATGCATGATATGAGGCTATTATGACAATTAACTTAGCAGATAACGACCCCAGAATATCGTATGTAGTTGCAGCTAGTGCGACACAAAGTTCGTTTACCGTTCCGTTTGAGTTTTTCGAAGATGCTGATTTAAATCTGTATGTCGATGGAACATTAAAAACTTTAGCTACGCACTACAATGTTTCTGGTGGGTCTGGTTCTACTGGCACGATAACTATGACCACAGGAAATGAGGTCATTGGTATATCTGGCAACAGTACAGTCGTTGTTACACGCTCTATTAATTTAGAACGTACTACAGATTTTCAGACATCAGGCCCATTTGCTATCGCTGCTTTGAACGAAGAGCTTGATAAGATTGTTGCTATTCAAGCTGACTTAAAAGACAGCCAAGACCGCTCTTTGCAGCTTACAGATTTTGACGCTGACGCATCGTTGACTTTGCCAGATGTGAACACACGCAAGGGAAAGCTGCTTGCTTTTAATGCAACGACTGGTGCTGTTGAGGCTGGTGCTTCTATTGCTGGCACGAACACAGTTGCTGGTCTTTCTGCTGACATTGAAACACTGGCTGGTATCGAAGATGGAACTGTAGCTACAAATGCTGTGTCTGGTCTTGCCGCCATATCAAGTGATGTGACAGCGGCTGCTGCTATTACATCTAATATTACTAGTGTCGCAGGTATCGCCTCTAATGTAAGCGCGGTTGCGGCTGACGCTACTGACATTGGAACTGTGGCAACAAACATTGCTAGTGTGAACACTGTGGCAACAAATATTGCTGACGTTGTTACTGTTGCAAATGATTTGAACGAAGCTATTTCTGAAATAGAAACAGCAGCAGATGATCTGAACTTGGTGTCATCTAACATTGAGACTGTTGCTACCAACATTGCAAACGTAAATGCTGTTGGTGCTATTGATAGCGACGTTACTACTGTTGCTGGTATTGCAAGTAACGTGACTTCAGTTGCTGGTAACGCAACAAACATTAATTCTGTTGGCGCAATCTCTGCAAATGTAACTACAGTTGCTGGTATTGCATCTGATGTTACTGCAGTTGCCGGAGATGCAACAGACATTGGCACAGTTGCTACTGATCTTGCTGGCTCTGACACGATTGGCACAGTTGCCGGATCAATTGCAAATGTAAACACAACGGCTGGTTCGATTGCTAATGTCAATTCAGTAGCATCAAATGAAACAAACATTAACAGTGTTGCCTCTGTTTCAAGCAATGTAACGACTGTCGCTGGATCAATCAGCAACGTCAACACCGTGGCAGGTTCCATTGCCAACGTGAACTCTGTTGCTGGTTCGATTGCAAATGTAAACACGGTTGCCAGCAACCTAACCGACATCAACAACTTCAACGATCAGTACACAATCAGCGCATCTGCACCATCAAGCCCTGCTGCTGGTGATCTGTGGTATGACAGCACATCCAATGTTCTTAAATATTATACAGGCAGCATATTCTCATCTATCTCTGCTGGTATATCTGACGTTGTTTCAGATACAACTCCGCAGATTGGTGGCGATCTTGATCTAAATAGCAACGATGTTACTGGTACTGGCAACATCAACATTACAGGCACGGTAACAGCAACAAGCTACAACGGTGATGGCTCTTCTTTGACAGGCATCAGTACCGATCTTGTTGGTGATACAACTCCACAGCTTGGTGGCAGCCTAGACACAAACGGTAATGCAATTTTGTTTGGTAGCAGTGCTTGGTCAATCGAACTTGATACAGGTGATAACGATCTGTTGTTCAAGTACAATGGAACAACTGTTTTCAAACTTGCTTCTAGCGGCGCTGTTACTAGCGCAGATGACATCACAGCCTTTGGAACTCCGTAATGGCAATAGCGGCATCAGGTGCAGTATCGTTTAGTGACTTACGCTCGGAGTTTGTAGGTGGCTCTGGGGCTGTTAGCTTTTCTGATTTGTATCGTGGTGGTTCTAATGTGCCAACTAAAGCTGCTAATAATCTGAGTGATAACCTAGCAGCTTCTGTTCCTGCTTCTGGTACAGTAAATTTTACTAACTTTAGAAGTACGGCTAAAGGATTTCGTTACACATATACTGCTGGCGCAACTAATCAGAATGCGTCAGCTTTGTTTGGTGATGATTATTCTGCTGCTTTTTTAAAAGAAATTGTAATCGATTCTGGCGTGGAGCTAGGCGCAACTTCTACTGCTGATGAAGCATTGCAGATTGATTCTGGTGGTGCTGGCACAATTACAATTACAAACAATGGCATACTTACTGGGGCTGGCGGCGCTGCAAACAGCGGTGCTGGTGGTGATGCGTTTGAAGCCAATGTTGCTTGTACATTTATTAATAACGGAACCATTCGCTCTGGTGGTGGTGGAGCTGGTCGAGGCGGCAACGGCGGCACAGGTGGTGGCGGTCGATATACAACGACCAGCACAGGCGGCAACATGCGCTATCTTACAGCCTCTAGTGGTAGTTGTTCTGGGTATACATGCCCATCATCGTATGGCGGTTATCTTTATGTTAACCGTTATCAAACTTGTTCGACGATGATGGATTCAGCCACTTACCAATGTTATGGCCGACGAAGGACTACATCAACTGTCAACACGAGCGGCGGCGGCGGCGGTGCAGGCGGCAATGGTGGTCGGGGCGAAGGCTATAATCAAACTCGTGCATCTGGTAATGGAGGTTCTACTGGTGCGAACGGCGGCACAAACGCTGGTCGTGGCGGTACTGGCGGGACTGGTGGTACTGGCGGTTTGTTTGGTGCCAATGGCGCAAATGGCAATAACGGTGCATCAGGTAATAACGGAAATCGTACAAACGGTTCTGGCGGTGCTGGCGGTTCTGGCGGTGGTGCTGCTGGCAAGTCAATTAGAGGCATTGCAAATGTAACCTTGACTAACTCAGGCACTATTACAGGGCCTCAAGCATGACCAGATACTATAATGCTGATGTATACAGAAACATGTTTGAGGATGGGTATGTAAAGTACCTGTGGAATAGTTATAGGAATTTAAAAAAACTTATACCAAATAATGTAAATAAAATACTTAGTATTGGCTGTGGCACAGGTGAAATAGAACAGCTTATGCCTTTTGAGTTTGCTTTATATGACCCATACGGCCCTGTTGTTGAGTACAGGCAGAAGCCAACAGGTCAGTATGATTATTCTATTGCACATGGTTGCGTTATGTCAGCCGCAAAGCCTAATGAAAAGCGTGAGATGATTAAATTAGCGTTGTCTCATGCCCCAGCATTTCTGGTTCATACTGGCTACAAAGACATTCCACACACTGATGACTGTATAACCTATTACGGGTGGGATGAGCAGACGATTTTCCAAGACTTTAATTGGTCGAGAGTGAACAAAAGTTATATAGAGGTTCGCAATGGAATCTAAAGATCGTCTCGCTGTTTGTAAGAGTTGTGAATGGTACAGAAAAGCAATCTCACAATGTAAAAAGTGCGGCTGCATTATGAAATTGAAAGTGCATCTTAAAGATGCCAAATGCCCTTTAAGGAAATGGACATGACCCAATACACAGTAGAAAAAATTGAAGATGGAATAGCGACATTGCGTTATGCGGACAATAGCTGGGCAGAGATTGTTCTTTCGTCTGACATGACGCAAGAAGATCTTGATGATCAGGCTTGGGAGTTTCGTCCGAAGACTGGCGTTGCTCCATCATTTGTATCTGCTGGCTCAATCAGTACAGCTAGTCAAAAGCCTGAACCAATTGTTGAAGATGTTGAAGATGTTGAACAAATAACAAACCCTGAGTGGCTGCAAAACAGGATTGATGCTTACGGTGATGTTGCTAGTCAGATTGAATACATCACAGAGAACGGCTTAGCTGCGTGGCAAGCCCATGTTGCTGAAATCAAAGCCCAATACCCTGAGCCAACTGAGTAATGGTTGTTGCTGAAGTCCTTACCGGCATTGCTCTTGTACAAAAGTCTGTTGAGTTTATTAAATCCAATATCTCAACAGTCAATGACATCAGCGGCATAGCGCAGCAGATCGATGATCTGTTTCGTGGTGAGAAAGATGTTCAGCAAGCAAGAAATAAAAAGTCTGGCAACAGTATTGCCAGTCAATTTGGTGTAGACACTGTTGCTAAAGAAATAATCGATGCAAAACTTGCAGCCGAAAAATTACAAGAAGTTGCAACGATGGTTGATATGCGTTTCGGTCACGGAACATGGGCTGGGATTATTCAAGAGCGTTCAAGAAGAATACAAGAAGCGAAAGAGGCTGCTATGGCTGCAAAGCTCAAACGCAAGCGAGAGCAGGAAGAGATGGCGAATGTAATTAAAAGCATTCTTGTTGTCTTTGCTGTATGCGCAGCTGCTGTTGTTGTGTTCTTGCTTGTAATGGTGAGCATCGCAAAGGCCAGTGGACTTTTGTACGTTTCTGATCCTGCATTAATGCATTAAGGTTTGCTTATGGATAACAAGGATATACTAGATGGTGCAGCAGTGTTCGCAACGGTGGGTGCAATGACCGATTTATTGCCGCCTCTCGCTGCATTATTTACAATTATATGGACAGCACTTCGTATCTACGAAATGGATACGGTGCAGCGGATTATTAAGAAGTGTTCCAAGCAATAGTCATTGCCTGTTTGATATCTGACTCTACTCAATGCGTTGAGTTTCATAACGCACGACACCCCCTTAAATCACGCCAAGCTTGTGAAGATCGAGCAATGCAAATGGCTAACGATATCAACCGTATTACGTTTGATTTGAAGGCGGTGCGTTGGCGTTGTTTCCAATTAAAGAACGGTGCTTTGACATGATCTTACCAATTGTAAATGCAGTTACCACTCTTGCTGGTTCATGGATGGAAGGGAAAGTTGCTACACAAAAAGCAAAGACTGAGGTTGCCAAGAAAGTGGCGGCTGGTGAAATGGAATGGAACCAAACAATGGCGCAAAATTCTGCGTCAAGCTGGAAAGATGAGTGGCTTACGATACTAGTGAGCATCCCGCTAATACTTGCTTTTACTGGATATGAAGATGTGGTGCAGCGCGGCTTTGCTGCTCTTGAATCAATGCCAGATTTCTACAAGACAGCCGTTGGCGTGGTGTTTGCCGCCAGCTTTGGTGTCCAGCAACTTACAAAAATGTTTAAGAAATGACAGTGATCTCTATGAACGTAATGAAACTGCGTGACGAACTAGAGCGTGATGAAGGTTGCGTGTATGAAATTTACTTGTGCAGTGAAAATCACCCAACCTTTGGCATTGGGCATTTGATACGTCGCACTGATCCTGAGTACGGCAGGGAAGTGGGTACGCCTGTCTCTGCTGAACGTGTGATGGAAGCGTTTGAAGCTGACATTGATATGGTGCTTGAAGATTGCTTGAAGCTTTACCCTGACTTCAATCACCTGCCTGACGAAGTTCAATTAATAATTGCAAACATGATGTTCAATCTTGGTTTGCCAACTCTGTCCAAGTTTAGAGACATGAAGTCGTGTGTCGATGACGAAGACTGGGAAGGTGCATCTTTAGCTATGCGTGATTCCAAATGGTATCGGCAGGTAAAGGGGCGAGCAGAGCGTCTATGTGAACGTATGTCTGTACAAGCCATCCCATTCTAAGAGGAAGATATGATTAAAAACCAATACAAAGATCAGGAGCTTCTTGACGCTGTAAAAGAACACGGTGGTTTAAACAAAGCAGCTGACGCCCTAAATATTCCGCGAACTACTTTCAAGCAGCGTTTGCGCATCATCCGTTCGGAAAGGAAACAGGAAACATTTACTATTCCTGAGTTACCAACTGATGATTTGCCAGCTGAGATGATTGTTGAACAGCTTACTAATCGTTTCATGAAACGTAAGGAGGCTAAAGATGCGCGTAAATGGATTCCAATCGACATGCGTAACTCTATGCCAATCGGTTTGTTATGGCTTGGCGATCCTCACATTGACGACAATTATTGTGATTGGCCTAATCTTCGCAAACACATAGACATCATTCAAACTAACGAAGGTATATATGGTTGTTCGCTTGGTGATCACCAGAATAACTGGATTGGTAGATTAGCGCGTCTTTATGATCATCAAGACACCAGCCATAAAACAGCATGGCGTCTTGTTGAGTGGTTAATTGACAACATTAATCCGCTCATTCTCATTGGCGGCAACCATGATATGTGGAGCGGCGCAGGTGATCCCCTTAAATGGATGACAGGTGCGCACTCTATCAATGAGGACTGGGAGGCTCGCGTTGAGGTACGGTTCCCTAACGGTAGAGTCTGTCGCATCCACGCAGCGCATGATATGCCGGGCCATTCCCAATGGAACCCGCTGCATGCCCAGAACAAGATGGCTCGGTTTAAGAGTAACGCACATCTGTATATAAGTGGACATCGGCACAACTGGGCTTTGGGACATATCGAACTCGTGGAGCAAGAGATGACTACATGGCTTGCCCGTGCGAGAGGTTACAAATTCCGTGACGACTTTGCGCTTACCAAAGGTTTTGAACAGCAAAACTTTGGTCAAGCAATTCTTCAAGTCATTGACCCTCATGCATCTGACCCCACTGGGTTTGTCCATTGCTTTGCTGATGTGGAGCAGGGGGCTGAGTTTCTTGATTGGAAACGGCAGCGCGTTCTGCAGCAATCTTAAGGCAATCGCTGCCTACTGCTGCGTAACCAGCAAGATCAATCCAAGAGTCTTGGTGATCAGGTGTATTGCACAGTCTGGCTATCTTCATGCCAGCCATGCAGAGTGCCACCTGTTCCGGCTTGACTGTGATGCCTAGTATTACAGACCAAATAGCAGCAATACGGTTATGGTTGTCAAGAACATCGCCATAGTCTTCTCCTCTGTTTTCTACGATTTCAAGGGCTTTGGATAGTAGGTCAAACTTGTTCATTCCATGCCACCTTCATACAACTCTATTGATGTAGTGACGTGTGGTATTGCTCTGTTGTAAGTACCAATGTCATCGTATGTTGTAACGTCATCAGCAAATGCATCGTCTGCATACATGTTAGAGTTTTTTATTGAGCCTTCACGCGCAACACGCGATTCATATTCGTCACGTTTGCGGCGCATGGCTAACCCATGCTTTGTTAACTCCCAATCCATACGAGCAAGGTGTTTTGCTGTTGATGCTGAACTCATATTAGTCTCCTTCTTTGTGTTAAAATTGTGTTTTAAATTATAAACAACTGCATTAATAAAGCAGATGAAACAGTATAAAAGCGCACAACAATGCACTAATGCAGAACTGCTGACAAAGTGAACGCCTCTGTTTTCTTGAGGGTTTACAGTATATTAGATGAGGAGGGATGGTGCTGCCAGCGTGATTCGAACACGCGACCTCACCCTTACCAATGTTACGTTTCATATTTGCAAACCGTTGTTATCCATAAGAAATAAAGCTCACAATCGAAACAGTGTGTCACGATTGTGTTCGTCTGATACCGCTGCGTAGCGCATGACCAACCGTTCTGACTTCCATCCACCCAAAGCCATGAGTGTTGGGATGCTTGCGCCAAGCATGACGAGGCGGCTTGCCCAGTGATGTCGCCAGTCATGGATGGTGAAGTTGCTGATTCCTGCGCGTTTGCAAGCGGTGATGTGTGCTTTGCGTGGGCCTTCTTTAGCGTAGGGCTGACCGTGAATGTTTGTGAATACGAACCTGTTATTTGTGAACCGCAATGAATCCTGTACTCGCGGGTGCATTGGGATGATGCGACCTGTGCCGGATTTGCTGTTCTCGTCACGAATGGTAATTGTAGCTGCGTCACGATTGATGTCTTGCCACTCTAACTTTGTTGCTTCTGATTTGCGCAACCCCTGATAGCACAGTGTAATGAACAATGGCTGAAGCGCATCGGGATAAGCAGACAACAGTTTTTCCTGCTGCTCCACTGACAAAAATCTTACGCGCTGACCTTTATCTTTTTGTTTGGGAAGATGTATAATGGTGGAAGACGACACCAGTATAGAGTTAAGTGTTGCTCTGATGCGGTTGACAGTAGCAGGTCTGCGTTCATACAGAGTTTGCCTAACAAACTGGTGCCAGTCTTCCGTCGTAATATCACTAACGGATTTGAATTTAAAAAACTGTCCCAGTTGTTTGACGTTTTGCAGATCTGTTGCGCCACGCTTTTTGAGTTTAATCCATTCAATCGCCGCTAGTGAAAAAGGAACGGCAGCCGACGTACCGCCGCCCCTAAGTTTGGATAAGGCTTGTTGATGTAGTTGACTAGCTACTTCTTGCGCTTCTCGTTTGAGAGTACAGTTTGTAGTTTGTCGTATGCGGATCGACTTGCCACCCCACGATACTGTGTCGTTGATGTGGTAGTATTTTCCGCGCTTGAATAGGTGTAACGACATGATAATTTATCAATCAACTCATCATATGATTGCCTTGTTAGCCTGACTTTATGTCCGACTTTAATGACAGATATACCGTGCTTGCCGCATAGCGACTTCACTTTTGAGGGTGAAGTCTGCAATGCGGCGCACACGTCATCAATGGTTAAGATTTCAGAATGGGATGCTGTCATCAAGCGGCCCATCTGGTAAAGGTGTTGGAGACTGCGGTGCTGCGTCTTGTGCAACACGTTTGTCTTCGATCTTGCCGGATAAATATTTGCCGACGCCATCCTTTTCTTTTGCCCAGAACGCAATGCGGCGCTCTTT